GCAGAAACCTGGGAAAGGTACCGTCTTTCCTGGGTTTCTTTTGTAAACGTTATGTTAGGCTGGGATCCTGCCCGTAAATACGGGAAATGATGTTACCCTGGTCGTCGTACTCGATTTGGTAGCTATCCGCGTGCTTGGGGTCCTGACCGTAAATACAGGAAATCTCGTGGCCTTGGTCGTCGCGCTCGATTTGGTGGCTACGTGAGTGCTTGGGGTCCTGACCGTAAATACAAGCAATCTCGCGGCCTTGGTCGTCGTACTGGTACTGGTAGCTCCATTGGTTCGTTAGGTCCTGGGCGTGAATACAAGCAATCTCGCGGCCTTGGTCGTCGTACTGGTACTGGTAGCTATCGGTTGTTTGCATGGTGTTGGGTTCGTTGTGCGTACGGGGTATTCTACGGCTGAAACCTAGGAAAGTATAAGCCCCTTAAAACAAAGAGGCCCCACGCCAATATCATGGCGTGGGGCCAAGACAAGTATAATCTACTCCGTCAAAACAGCGCGCACTTCCTCCCCGTCAACAATTCCAAAAATAATATGGTCCTGTTCAAGAGAGAAGTGTCCGTAATGATTGAAGAATATCTTGTCACCAACTTCCATATCGTCCACGTTCTTGCCCCTGCCCTTGGCTAAGATCGTACCAATACGGCGTTGATCGTCTTGCGCGGCCTGGGGGATAATGATACCCCCTTTGGTCACGGTCTCGGGATCGTCCGTCTTCACCAGCAAGCGATCCCCAATGGGGCGGATCTTCTTAGCTGTAGCTTTCATCTTCTTAGTATCAGTCTGCATATTTCTCGTTTGGGTAGGATACTCGTAAAACCTTTACAGCCCTCCGTACAAGCTTTAGCGGGATCATTTTGCTTTTAGTCCCGGCAATAGACGTAAGGAAGAACAGCATTTCCTTGTTGGCTCGCTTCAGGTCCAGTACCTTGGACTCAAGGTACTGGACTCTAAGTTTCAATTCGGACTCAGTAAACTGGTCCATTATCTATATCCAAGTGTTCCTTGCATACGGAACATAAAGGGATAGAGGCATGTTGCTCAAATCCCAATAAGTCCTAATGCGGTCACTCACGAAGGTAAAAGTCTTGGTTTTTTCTTCCCTAACAGCCTCCCCGGCAACAACAGCATCACCAAGCATCTCCCTGGCTTCTTCGAGTGCCCCACCTGACAGCATATCCACCATACGGTGGCATAGCATACGGTCGAGTTCATCGTTCGGCGTCATGCGGAGCCTCCAACCAGAAAAGCTTGTTCTCCTCCTCGGGCCAAGGATCATCGTCCTCGTCCATTTCCAGAGTGCCGTCAAGGTCCTCCCAAAACAGTCTGACGGTAAGGGGAGCAGTGGAAAGATGCGTTTCAACAGCCTCCCACATGAAGTACCCCTGGTCCTCTTTGTCAGTATGGGACTTCTCTGGTTCCACCAGCCCAGCTAGGCGGGCCATGTCCCCTTTAGCACAAAGATAGATAGGTTCGGACGTATCAGGAAGCTCAAACGTAGTATATCGTACTTGCATTACATGAAGGAAAAGTCAGTATCGCTACCATCTTCGGTATCGTCGAAGAAAGCGAGGGAAAGTTGGTCGATCTTTTTGTAATCAGGGTGTCTCTTCTCAAGAGCAAACTGTAGAGCACGCCAATCGTTATTGTTAATGAGGGTATCCAGCTTGGTACTCAAAGTCAAGCGACCGTAAGCCCACCACTGATCCATGAGCACACGGAACCAGGGGAATTTGTTACGCCAGTCTGAGAGTGTTCCACGGCTAACTCCACATAGAAGGGCAATCTCAGTCAAGGATGCTCGAAGACTGCAAAACGATTCAATCTTCGCCAGCATAGTATCGGACATCTTCGGGGGGCGTTCCTTCTCGGGCGGAATCACCTGGGATTGGTCTACGTCCGAAAGTCTCGTGCGGCGTCTTGCTTTAGACTTCTTGGCTTTCTTTTTAGTTGTTTTTTCGCCTAGTATATCGTCATTCGAGATGAAGTCCATTATAGGTGCTCCGGTGCTTGTGTACGGGTCCATTTCAATCCAATAAGTTACATGATTAGGTAAATCATTATAACTCTATTTTGGTGCAATTATTATGCACCTTTATAGACTGAAACAACCGTAAAATCGTATATTAGTGATTAGTGGTTTACAGAGCGCCTGTAGTGGTAGCCTAACGCTTTCGTTTAGTCAGGGTAGACCTAGGCATACGCTCGAAGGTCTCCTCCTGTGTATCGTCTTTGTCGTCCTGTTCAGTGTGGACCTCATGCTTGGCGTTAATCTCCCCAAAGGCTTCTTCCCATTCACTCATTGGCAGCGTATATGATGCTAGGCCAAAGGACGTTTGAAACATCACCATAACAAAGGCTTCTTTACCTTCGCCCTTGGATACCACTCGCAGGGAATGTCCTACAGTAGACATTGCTCGTTTAGCGTCGGAATCGAAGACAGTGGGATTGTTTCTGATAGCGGTATAATTTTCAGACATAGTAACACTACTTGTGAACATTGTTAGGCCCAAGCTAATGCTGGGGGTTGGTTGTAACCGGAATTATGCTTCGTTACACATAATACCTTATTGAAGCCCCCCGAGTCAAGGGAGCGATGATCTACCAGAAAAACGGGGAAATTCTCGGCCCTGGTCGAAAAGTAGTCCACCAAATCCTGGACACCCTCCCCTGATAGGTGTGCCGTAGGCTCATCCCAGAACTCGAACTGTGGTGGATGCTGGACGCTAGAGCGTACAAGGTCAGACAGACCAACCGTACAAGCTATCCGCAAGCGTTGAAGCTCCCCACCAGAGCACTCTTCCAGCGGGCAGGGATCGCAGCCTGGCTTTACAACATCTATAAAGAACTTGTGGGATACGCTCTTAGATTTGTTTTCCTTTTCGGAGTAAAATCTAAGCTCCCATCCGACCAGTCCAAGATCCTGAATCACGCCGTTGGCGTTGACGGACAGTTGCTCCATAGCGGCGTCCATGCGCCATAGTCTAAGGCTCTTGAATCCCTGGATCCAGAATTGGTAACGGGCTGACCCCTTTCGGATATCTTCACACTTACCTTCTTTGCTGGCTAGATCGGTATCCAACCGCTCAAGGTAATCCTCAAGCTCGTCGATGCGTTGCTGTAGTTTATTAGCTTCCTTTTCGGATCTACCACCATCGGCGACTAAGTTATCATGCACAGCCCTGGCTTCCGTTACTTTACTGTTGGCTTTAGTAACTTGGCGAAGTAAGTCATTGTGCTCAAGCTGCGCTTGCTCTTGTTCCTGGCGAGCCAGATCATCCGCTTGGCGGGCCTTGACAACATTCTTAGTCAATACACCTAGCTGTACCTCCAGGGAGTCTAGACTATCCTCAAGCGTGGACATAGACCTTTCCCTTTCGGCAGGGTCCGTCTCAGCCCCACAAGTGGGGCAGGAATCTCCTGCTTCTACGATCGCGTCCAGTTTGGCTATTGCAACATCGTATTGGCCAACCCGGACGTTGCTTAGTTTGTTCTCCGCTGCACGCAGCGTCCTGGACGCAACGCCAACATTAGTTGTGGAATCCTTCATAGCCTTAGACGATTTGGCTAACGATGATTCCACCTTCCTAGAAGCTTCTAGTGTCTCTGATAGAATCTTAGAGGCTAGATTGGTTTCTTCAGTTAGATCCTTGTCCTTCTTACCTTTGGTTTCTTCAAGCTGTTTATCGGCATGAATCAAAGACTCCTCCGAGGATTCTATCTTTCCTTTCAGATTAGAAATCTCTAACTGAATACCTGCAATAGTAGTCTCGCCGTCCTTGACGATCGCCTTGGCCTTGTCAGCAGCATCAAGCCAGCGGTCCAGGTCTAACAACCGCGTGAAGTAAGACAGGCGCTCGGCTGGCCCCAAATCCGGGAACATCTTGGCGAACTGCCCAACAAGAGCCGAGTTTAGAAAGTCGCTAAACGACAACCCGAGTAGGTTAGCTACCTCGTCGTCGGTAGCTGGGGCATCGTCGATGGTCAGGGAAATAGGTTGTCTAGTACGCTCGATCTTCACCTGGCGATCACCAAGGCTTACCAGCGTGACCACAGACACAGGACCTTTCGACTCCTGGTTCTCTACCGATGGACCTTTAGCCCCCTCGGGTGTCTGTCCGTACCAGCACCAGCTAATAGCAGCGGGGAAGGTGCTCTTGCCAACACCATTCGCCCCAAGGCGAGGATTAGCCACATTGTCGCCCTTGACGAACACAAGCCCAGATGCTTGGCTAAGGTCTAGCTCGATTGGTTCCTGGAACACCTTGAATCCAGAAATTGATAGGTGCTCAAGAATCATCGTTCTTCTACCACCACTTCATCGGCACTAGCATTATTGAGTAGCTCAAACAGGTACCGTCCCAGCACAAAACCCTCTGAATTCAACTCTGGGTCAACTGGGGATTTTAGTTGCCAGGAAGCCACAAGCATCAGTGCCAACGTCTCTAGTTCTTTGGTTACAATAACGTACCTAGCCTCATTGGAATCCAGAACCTTCCCGTGCTGAGACCCAGTTTTTCTAACAACTAACTGACGAGGCATTTCCTTGATTACATCCGTCCCACCACTACACTTAGCAATATCAAAAGAGAACCAATCCCCATTGGTTGGTACAGGATCCAGAATGAGCATGGAAAAATCCAGCACATCTGTCTTGTCCCACGTTTTCAAGCTTACGTGTCTCACAGGAGAATAATAAAGGCTACGGTAGCAAGGCAGGATAGAAGGAACGCAACTACAACAGACTTGGTGACGGGACTGGACACGTACCACAAATACCACAAATTCTGAATCATAGCAGCACCTTTCCAACTTTTCTGAGCATCTTGTCAACGCCTTCCTTGTCGCAAAACTTCTCAAACACGCTCACAGGATCATCCTTGATCCTATCCGCTTCCTTATCGGCAATCCTGGTTCGCTTTCTTACCTTACGCTCCTCAAGTTTGAAGCCAAACAATTCCACACCCAAGACAGATGCCTTATCACGAATATCCTTCATCATCCCTTGGGCTAGTCCGAAGTCGCTTCGGAGCAATTGTAGTTTGACCTTGGCCTGGTCCCCTTCGGATAAGTCATACGTGTCCATATCGTCAACATCTTGGATAGTAAGCAGATGCTTTCGGATATTGTGAACAGGAACGCGCGCCATCAAGCCGTCCCTAATTGTTAGGAACGAGCACTCATAATTGTCGTTGAACGCTACCGGGTAAGGCGTGCCTACATAGGTGACGACGCCACCAACCGTTTGGGGTACGTGGATGTCCCCGGAGATAATAGGTGTGCCGCTGGGTATCGGAGTGTTTTCGTAGAGCCAGTTAGGTCCTACACCTGATAAAGTCATTCCATTGCTTCCTAGGGCACCTTGGAAGGTTTGGTGTGCAAATACGTAGTCCACATCCTCCCCTCCATCGCAAACATTCTTCCAGAGCGATCTAGGATCCCTAGTATGGGGCAGGAACAGGCAACTACCAGAATCCCCCACATCAGCCCACGGATCAGTAACGAAATTCACATCGTCTAACTCCCGAAGAAACCTAAAGAACGGTTCGGACGGGTCAACGTAGTCATGGTTTCCTTTTAGGATGATTACTTTGCCTACGTAAGCCAGGTCAAAGATTTTCTCTACGACCCTATTTACAAGCTTAGCCGAGTGTCTATCCTTTTGGTCCGTTAGATCACCAAGAATAAGCACGGATTCACCTTCCACACGAGCGGCTTCTAGCTGCTCAAATACCTTCCAGCGGTATTCATCCTGAGGACGATCCGTGAGATGTAGGTCACCCGTGACTAGCATTAGTCGTCATCCTCCTCATCGTACAGCACTTGGACGCGTACGACGCGGTTACGGTCGCCAACTTCCCAGCGTACGCGAAACACCATAAACCAAGAGGAGCTAAAACCTTCAATGCGAATCCATTCACCCTTGCCAGGGACGGGCATGTATGAGGAAGGGTCACACACATCAATATGGAGCAACCTTCCGGCATTAGTTTCGTATCGAACTTCCATCTAATCGTCTATACCCATGAGCACCAACGCAACGACAACAAGAAAAAATAGTACCCATAGCGTCATCGTTTGTCCCCACTGCCCCCTATGACTCCTCGCTTAGCCCGATCGGAAAGTTTCGTCATGTTAGTACGCACCACATCCTCCGATCTGACACCTAGCAACGTACAAAGCTCGGTCCAGTACCACAGGATATCCCCAAGCTCACCAACTAACGCACCATGTCGATCAGACGAGATTTTACCGTGGTCATCTCGAATAACTTTCTTGACCTTGTTGGCGACCTCGCCAGCTTCGCCAACCATACCCATCGTCAGATAGGAAAGCTCAATAGCTTGTATCAATCTACGATGCAGCGTGTTCGTCTGAACAAACTCGTTGTAATTTGCCGTTTGTTCAACGCCACGAATGTAAGCTTCGGAAGTAGCGTGTGCTGCTATTTGGTATTCGTTGAAAGTTAGTTCACTTGTCATAGTAAGTTCTCCGTCCGTATTCACCAATGAGTAAAGCGTCAGCAATAGTGTGCGTCATTTTCATTTCAGGGAACATGCGTTGTGCTGTTGCCCTGGTAACTTTCTTGTCACCCTTAGTATTGCACCCTAGAGCTTTCTGCCAAGCTTGTGGTGTTACCATCATGGTAGGGATCTTTGCCGCTGCCAGAGCAGCTTGCAGGACACCGAATCCACAACCGAAAGTGAACACCGAAGTAACCCCTTGCTTTGGCATAGCGTGAACCTTCTCCAGCACACACATTTTGGCCTTGCGCCTCAAGCTCACGATAAGCTCAACAACATCAGCAACCGTAGCGGGCATCTTCCATACCTCGGCTTCACCTATATCGTAAACAATGGATATAGCACCAGTCTTTCCAGGATCAATTCCCATAACTCCACGCCTGGTTGCCATCTAGTATTTACTCCTAGTGGGAGCAAACGATTTCTCGATCTCAGCCCATACCTTTTTGACGGCTTCGTTGATATGCTCTCGTTTTTCTGTGTAATCATCGTTCCCCAGCTTATCCAGACTCTTGAGGAGCTTAGTGGCATCGACAAGGGAGATCCCCAAGTCTTCGGTGCGCTTCACTTCAATTAGCCAGGATAAGCCAGCATGGGCGTCGTCTACACCGTAACCAAAAACCAGAGAAAATTCACACTCGCGGAAGGGAGGGCCGATCTTGTTCTTTTCACAGATGGCGCGAACCTTTACACCCGTAGTTCTTTTCACGCCCTTACGTGTGCTCTCGATCTTACCCTTATACTTTAGCCAGATACAGTGTGACGCATAGAAATCGAGAGCATGACCACCGGAGCGATTGTGCTTCTTACCAAACATAACACCGATATTGTCTCTAATTTGAGATACAATAATGATTGTCATGTTGGAATTCATCATGCGCTTTTGCTGCTTACGCATCCACTCCGAAATCTTCTTGGCCTTGTCCCCTCCGTAGGAAGCATCGGTCATGTTCCTGGACATTTCCTTGTCGTCGGAGAGGGCATCCATAGAATCTACAATGTAAAGCGTAGGTTCCGTGTTACTGAGCCTCTGCTCAATGTCCGCGTACAGTTGTTCAATGGTGAATACCTCTGGAAACTCCACTCGTTCCAGCGGAAGACCGAGCGTAGATGCGTACTGGCGATCAAAGGCGGCTTCCGTCTCTGCGTAAACAACCTTGCCTGTAGGATTCTCTGCGACAAAGTTAGCACAAGCCTCGATAGCCAACAAAGTTTTACCAGTGCTCTTATCGCCAATAATGTTTGCGAAGCGTTTTTTAGCCCAGCCACCTCCCAGGACACAATCCAGTAGCGTACATCCGCTAGAAAAAGTGTTTGCCATGGTCGCCTCCCCCAGCCCGTAAATATCCGGGCTGGGGGCCGCTTCAAGATTGGTACGTTTACGTTTACTAGCGGGCACGACGACGCTTCAACCCACTTTCAATTTTATCACGCAAATCACCTTTACCACGACGGACGCGAACGGGGGCGTCATCGGGGTCATCAATATCTTCTAGTTCCTCGTCGTCGTCGTCGTCGTCGTCTTCCTCAGGCTCAGGCTCAGGCTCAGTTGAAGCTCTAGAATGTCGCTTGCGCCGAACAGGTGTCGGTTCAGGCTCCTCTTCCTCTTCCTCTTCCTCTTCCTCTTCCCGTTCGGCCTCTACGGCCTTCGTGCGACTGCTTCTAGTCCGAATATTGGGAACGTCCTCATCGTCATCCTCATTGTCATCCTCTGCTTCGGCCTTCGTAGCGGAAGACCCCTCGAAAACTTCTTGGATATACTCCTTCGTATACCAGTTCAAGATATCGGGAATAGGATTGTCTTCAATATAATCCAACCACTCCTCGTAAAGGTCGTCATCCTTAGAGACGGGCGTGGGGCTGCGTGCAATCTGATGCCCAAAATATTCCGTGTTATGTTTTTCCGTACCAGAGCGCTCGAACAAAACATCATAACCATTCTCTGGATCGTGAATCACGATGCGGGCGTTCGTGTCGGGATCGACGCACAAAGAAGTGATGGCCTGAGCCATTTTCTTTGCTGGCATGAGCCACAGCATAGGTCCCTCGTCTTCCTTGTTTCGGTCGATCAGCCACACAGCTTGTGACAAGCTGGGCCGAAGCGTATCAGCAGCGTCCTTGTCCCCCTCGGAAAGAAGACGCATACGCTCAGCGCAGACGGGACAATTACGATCGCGCCCCATTTCCCGTGAGCACAAGAACCTCTCGTTCATCGGGCCAACATCGTAGTGAGTTGACACGGGATACGACCACAGAGCGGGACCTTCGGCATCGGTCCACGTACGTGGAAGGATACGAATTTTGTTCTTCCCCGTGACGGGCTTAAACGTCTTTACGCCTTCCTTGAGGGTCCTTGCGAAGGATGATCCCCCATAGGCCACTGTCTTTACTGCTTGCTCGTCAACACTAAGGTCAAAGTTACGTTTTTTTCGGTTTTTTAGTTTTACCATTATCTAGCTCCGAATTGTGTTTCCTGCTTCTGCTCGCATACGAGCAACGATCAAATCAACAACAGACCTCATGGCGTAGCCCCTGTTTCGCCAAGCCTCAGCCATTACAACCCAATGCTCATGCTGAATAACAGAATCCCTGTAATCATTATTCGCCTTTTGGACAGCCTGGTCTTCGCGTACAGCCGCCTCAACAGCGGCAACCGTCATTTTCTCCCCACTCTGGGATGCTGCCGCCCGAATGGAGTTTGCACGAGTAGCCTCAACATTCTTGATATTGTCCTTGCAAGTATCTCGACGGGCCATAGCCAGCGTAAGCTCACGCCCAATTCTGGCGTAGATGGCGCTGGATTCTACTAGATCATCCGTAGGATCTTCAGGACTAAAAAGGAGCATCGCTCTATATTGCTCCAGCGGATCGAATCCAGCATCAGTAGTGGGTTTCGTTTTGGATTCCAAAACGTTTGGATTCTGTTTCTTAGGAGTCTCCCGTGCGTCATCAATAGCGATACGTCGCCGTCGTTTTCTATCAGCCATAAACAATTTCTGCTACAGACAAGAGCAATTGGTGAAGTCCATTTTCTTCATAAGGTTGTTCAAAGGCTGCCAATACACGTAGGGCTTCCGGTGAAGCTCTGTTAAGGGCAACCTTAGTGTAATAATTCAAGGTTACTGCGCGAATTCCGATTGGGTTTATCTGCTCAATCTTTTTGATTGCGGCTGTTGCTTCGCTCCAGCCTAGTCCCTTCTTCCCCAGCATCCTAACAAGGTCGATAACTTCCACACCATCGGCAACGTCCGGGGAAACGTACCCCTCGGGAGATAAAGCAGACTCGATAAGAGATAGGAAAAGTCTAGGAGATCCACCAGCGTCCTTAGCCATTTGACTAAGCTCGTCGTCCGGGATATCTAGTTCTTCCGCATACAATACCTTGTGGCCAAGTCCCAGCAGAGTCAACCTATCCACGGCCTTTAGCTCCTGGAGGTGACACCTACTTCGGATAGAGGCCGGAACCTTCCTTGCTTCGGTAGTACAGAATACCCACACTAACCACTCGGGAGGTTCTTCGATAGACTTTAGCAA